CTAAAAGTTCCGATATTGAAAGCTCACAAATGCGCCCGGAGATCACTCTCCGGGCGTTTTGCGTATTGGAGGCTGGTCATGCAGGTTCGCTTCCTCGAGGCCGACGACGTCCGCACCCGCTTCGAAGCGGCGTGCACCCGTCTCGGCGAGAGCGAAGCCCGCCGTGCCTTCTCGATGGCGCTGAACAAGGAAGGCCGCAAGTCATTCACGCAGCTGCGCCGTTCGCTCGCTCAGCAGTCCTCGATCCCGCGCGGTGCCGTCAATGCTGCGACACGATTCCAGTCCGCGACGCGCGCCACGATGGCAACCGTGACCTCTGGCACCGGCCGTCACTTGCCGCTGTCGTTCTTCGGTGCAAAGCCGTTCTCCTACGGCGTCCGCGCGAAGATCTGGGGCAGGGCACAGACGTTCCGCTCAGCCTTCGTGGTGAGGCGCTACGGCGGCGGCGTGTTCAAACGCACTGGCAAGGCACGCTTCCCCATCGAGCAGCTCTGGGGTCCTGCGGTCCCCGTCGAGATGCTGCGTGACGAAGCGTATGCCGCATGGGCCGATCAGCACCCGCGTGTGCTGACGGAGTCTGCGCGTCTCATCGCAGTGATGATGACTGGAGCGGGGTTCCGCGGTGCCCAGCGCAATCGTAGTGCTGTGTAGGGGGGCGGGGCTAGGAGCCCCATTGCGGGGTTCTGAGTAGCGCTGCCGCCGCAGCCCGGTTTTCGAGCGTTTTTCTGGTTTTGATTTTTCCGTTTTGTTTTGAATCACTTGCGCTGAAACGCTTGGAAAACGGGCATTTCTGCTCAGAGTCAGGGGGTCCGATGATCGTCACCGACGTGGCCGTCGAGAGCCTGGTGCCCTATGCCCGGAACCCCCGGAACAACACCGCCGCCATCGACGCCGTGAAGGCGTCCATTGCCGAGTTTGGCTTCCGCCAGCCCATCGTGGTGGACGAGAAGATGGTGGTCATCGTCGGGCATACCCGGCTTGAGGCCGCCAAGCAGCTGGGCCTGAAGGTGGTGCCTGTGCATGTGGCCGAGGGCCTCACGCCGACACAGGCAAAAGCCTACCGCATCATGGACAACCGCTCGCACGAAAATGCCGAGTGGGACGATGAACTTCTCCGACTGGAATTCGGGGACCTGAAGCTCGATGATTTTGACCTTGCGCTGACCGGCTTCGTTTCCGAAGAGCTCGACAAGCTCCTGGGCGCGGAGCAGATTGAGGGTCTTACTGATCCCGACGAAGCCCCCGAGGTTCCCGCCGAGGCTGTCAGCAAGCCGGGCGACCTCTGGATCCTTGACGATCACCGCGTGCTCTGCGGCGACTCCACGGTGATGACGGATGTCGAGAAGCTGATGGGCGGCCAGCTGGCAGACATGAGTTTTTGCGACGCGCCTTACAACGTCGACTATGGCAACAGCGCCAAGGACAAGATGCGCGGCAAGGACCGCCGCATCCTCAACGATGCCCTGGGCGAGGGATTCTACCAGTTCCTCTACGACGCATGCGTCAACCTTTTGTTGGTGACCAAGGGTGCCTGTTACCTCAGCATGAGCTCGTCCGAGCTGGACACGTTGCAGCGCGCTTTCAAGGCGGCCGGCGGAAAATGGTCGACCTTCATCATCTGGGCGAAGAACACCTTTACGCTGGGCCGCGCGGACTATCAGCGCCAGTACGAGCCGATCCTGTACGGCTGGAAGGACGGCAGCCAGCACTACTGGTGCGGTGCCCGCGACCAGGGCGACGTGTGGTTCGTCGACAAGCCTCGGGTGAACGACCTGCACCCAACCATGAAGCCGGTGGAACTTGTCGAGCGCGCCATCACCAATTCCTCGAAGAGCCGGGACATCGTCCTCGACCTCTTCGGCGGCTCAGGTACCACCCTTATCGCCGCCGAACGGACCGGCCGCTCGGCGCGGTTGATGGAACTGGACCCCAAGTATGTCGATGTCATCGTCCAGCGCTGGCAGGATTACACTGACAACAAGGCGGTGCTGGACGGCGAGGACCGGACCTTCGACGACCTGAAGGTTGCACGGAAGCCCAAGTCGAAGGATGCCGCCTGATGCAGCCACGCTGGCTATCATTCGTGGAGGCGCTCACCAACATCGTGGTGGGCTATGTCCTCGCCGTGGTGACGCAGATTATCGTGTTTCCGCTCTTTGGCTTGCATGCATCGCTGAGCGAGAATCTGCTCATCGGCTGCTTCTTCGTCGGCGTGTCCCTGATTCGCAGCTTTGCGATCCGCCGGTTTTTCAACGGGGCGTGGATGGCCCGTTTCCACGACAGAACAAGCGCCTTAACGAACCGTTAACCAAGGTTAACGAGGATCAGTCAGGGTTGGTAAACCACCCAGCGACCCTGACTGACAGAAGCCGCCAGTTGCCCGACTGGCGGCTTCATCTGCTTGGAGGCTGTGCCTCAATGGACGATCTTGTACACCCTACCTCTTGTGGCGTCCTTTTCAGAATCGATGGTGAGGCCGAGCTTCTTCTTGAGTGCTCCCGCGAGGAAGCCGCGTACGCTATGGCCAACCCATGCCGTGGCTTCGACAATCTCCGCGATGCTCGCTCCCTCGGGGCGGCGGAGCATCTCGATCACCAGTGCCTGCTTCGTACCCTCGCGGGTCCTACGCTCGGTGGCGGCAGGCTTCGGCTCCGATTTCTGCGCCTTGGTCTTCTGGTTCTCTACCTCAATGCCAATGGCGGCAAACCCCGTGTCGGTGATGATCAGTGTCAGGCCGTTGCCCTCATCGCTCTCGCGCCAGACGGGATCGCCCAGCTTGCGGTTGGCCTTCACCTCCTTGAGTAGACCTTTCTCGATCAGCGCGTTGACAACCTTATGGGCTGCGCCACCTTTCAGGCTCTTGGGGAGTGGCAAGGCAAGGCGGTCAGTGCGCTGCGCTGCGGCGCTGAGGATGACGCGCTGTGTGTCGGTGAGTTTGGTCATGGGGTTCGCTCCGTGGGTTCGCGGGCCGGAATGATCTCCGGCTCCTACGAGCCTGAGCCCCGCGGATGAGGCGGGGCGAAGCAGCGGTCGCCGCGCGTTCAGGGGAGGGCGGAAGCTGCGACCTCCCGTGCCATGCCAAGGCTCGGAAGCACTCTTGGATCGCCGCTTGCGGTGACACCGTAGAGGAAGAATTTGTCTCCCATCCGGTAGCACACGATGGCGCGGCCAAAGATACCGAGGCCATAGTCGAACATCTGGATGGGGGCGGGGATGGGTATGCTATTCGGCATGTTCGCCCTCCCTGAAGGCGGCGTCGGTGATGCGCCTGAGGTGGCGGGCGTAGTCCTCGAGGGTGCCGACATCGCCCCAGTTCACCTTGTCGGGATCCGCGCCGAAGTGGTCATCGCTGAGCTGTGCGATCCTCGCGAGCATCGCGTCGATCTCCGCCTTCCTGGCGATGAATGCGTCGATTGCCTTTCTGGTGTCTCGTGCCGGTTTGCGCATCATGCTCCTCCGTTGTTGGGGCCATGAATGCTTCACCTTCAGCGGAAGACAAGCGGAATAGCTTTGTAATCCTATTGTTTCTGATCATTCTGGGAAGAGGCCGGGGGCTATGGCTGAACATGCGGGTCTCATCCCCATCGGCCAGGCGGCACGGCTGCTGATGATCTCCGAGGAGCGAATCCGGCAGCTGGTGAAGCAGGGCTTCATCCCGAAGCCTGAGAAGCGCGGCTTCGTGCAACTCGTGGGTGCTGTGCAAGGGTATCTCAGATACCTGAAGGACGATGAGCGCCGCTCCGCCAAGTCGGCCGCTGACAGCCGGGTGCGGGATGCCAGGGCACTCGAGATTGAACTTCGCATCGCCGAGCGTTCGCGGGAACTGATCCCGGTCGAGGATGCGCTGAACGACATGGCTGAGTTGGCCGGCATGGTGAGGTCAGAGCTTGCGGGACTCCCGGCGCGGCTGACCCGTATCGTGGCCGAGCGCCAGAAGGTTGAAACAGAGATCGATGGTGTCCTCTCGCGCCTTTCCCAGCGAGCCGCAGAAAAGGCTGAAGGCCTGGAGGCTGGCAGAAGCCATCCTGCGGCCGGCGCCGAAGCTGCCGCCTGACGAGTGGGCGCGTCTTCACCGGGTCTATCCGGAGACCTCTGGCCTCCCAGGGCCCAGAGATCCCTGGCTCACGCCCTACATGGTTCCGATGACGCGTGCGGTGCATGGCGGAGCGTACAAGCGCGTGGTTATGGTATGTTCTGCGCAATCCGGGAAAACGGAGTCCCTGTTGGATGTCTTGGGCGCACGTCTCGACCAGCGCCCGGCACCGATCCTGTACGTCGGTCCCATCAGGGACTTCCTGACCGACCAGTTCGAACCGCGGCTGATGAACCTGCTCGACGAGGCGGAGACGCTGGCAGCCAAGGTTGTGCGCGGCAAGCGCATGAAGAAGACACTGAAGGTCGTCGCGGGTGTTCCTGTCCGGCTTGCCCACGCAGGATCCTCGGCTGCCCTCAAGTCGAGCCCCGCGGCACTGGCGCTGGTCGACGAGTACGACGAGATGCTGGCCAATGTGAAGGGGCAGGGCGATCCACTGGGCCTGGTCGAAGCCCGAGGCGAGACCTATGCCGACTTCGTCACCGCCATTACCTCGACGCCCTCGCGGGGCCTGGTCGAAACCGAACTGGACGAGAAGAGTGGCCTGCGCTTCTGGAAGCCTGCCCAGCCTGAGGCGGTCGAGAGCGCGATCTGGAAGCTTTGGCAGTCTGGCACGCGGCATCACTTCTGCTGGCCGTGCCTCCACTGCGACAAGTACTTCGTTCCGCGCTTCGAGCAGATGCGCTGGCCGGAAAATGCCACGCCGGCGGAAGCGTCGAAGACGGCCCAACTGCAGTGCCCGCATTGCGGTGGCTTGCACCAGGATGCTGACAAGCAGGAGATGAACGCCTGGGGACTCTACGTCGCCCCTGGCCAATGGATTGAAGACGGCGAGGTATTGGGTGAGCCGCCTGAGAATACGGTCATCAGCTTCTGGGCAAGCGGACTGGCGAGTCCTTTCGTCACCTGGGGCACGCGGATCGAGCGCTACGTTCGGGCCCTTGCCTCTGGTGATCCCGATCAGGTGCAGACGGCGCTCAATGCCGGATTCGGCGAGTGCTTCACCCCGGCGGCGGGGCGGGATGCGCTCGACTGGCAGGAGATACTCCAGCGGCGGCAGCCCTACCGGCTCAAGGAGGTGCCCGGCGGCGTCCTTCGCCTCGGCATGGCAGTCGATGTGCAGAAGCTGTCGCTCTACTATACCATCCGTGGCTTCGGCGCGCGGGGCCGGTCCTGGCTGATTGACAGGGGCCAGCTCTATGGGCCCACTGACGATGACGAGGTTTGGAACGCCCTTGCCGACCTGATGCTCTCGCCCATCGCGGGGCTACAGATCGAGCGGGTGTTCATCGACTCAGGCTTCAGGCCCAACAAGCCCGACGCGGGTGACGAGCACAAGGTCTACGAATTTACACGGCGGTATCCGTGGCTGGTCTCTCCCACCAAGGGCCGATCCACCATGTCGCCGCCCTACCGGGTGTCGAAGATCGAGGTGACGGCCAAGGGCAAGAAGGCGTCCTATTCCATCGATCTCGTGTGGCTCTCGACTGACTTCTTCAAGTCGCTTCTGGTCTCGCGGATCCGGACACCTCTCGACCAGCCGGGCTCGTTCATCGTGCCCGACGATATCGACGAGGATTATGCCAAGCAGCTCGTCTCCGAGGTGCGGGTCGTGGACGGCGCCACGGGCAAGCCCCAGTGGGTGCAGAAGTCGCGGGCCAACCACTATCTCGACTGCGAGGCGCTTGCCATGGCGATCGGTTACTCGCTGAACGTCCAGCGCATCCCGGATGGGGTGACGAGGGAGAACCGCGGTGCTGAACCCGGCCCTAAGACTTTAACTGACATTGACAGTGACGAAGCTGCAGTTCGGGCGAAGCCGGTCGTGGCACTTGCTGCGGCGGCGATGCCGGACTTGCGCTCTCGCTTCGCAGGTCTTTCGTCACGACTGAACAGGTGAGCACATGGGCATGATGGATCGGGTGCGGGACTGGTTTGCTCCAGCCCGCGCGAGATCCGTCACGCCTCCCGCCATCCGCGCCGACTTCATGCGCGGGAATCGCGGCGTCGTGTTCGGCGGCTGGCGTCCGGCGCTTCGTGAGGCGGCGGACGATGTCGGCTCTTCCTGGGATCTTGCCGCCGCGCGCACCATCGACCTGATCCAGAATTCGGGATGGATGGCGGGCGCGCTGGATCAGGCGGTCGCCAATACCGTTGGCACGGGCCTCCGGTTGAAGGCCATGCCGGAGAATGACCTGTTCGGCATGAGCAATGCGGAGGCCGAAACCTGGGCGCAGACGGTAGAGCAGCGCTGGAGCCTCTGGGCGGAGAAGCCCTATGAGTGCGACATCGAAGGGCGGCGGTCGTTTGGCCTCCTGCAGGCTGCGGCCTTCCGTTCGTGGTTCGCCACCGGGGAAGTCTGGGCGGAACTCCCATGGCGGGAACGGGCAGGGGGCCGATATGGCACCAAGGTTCGGCTCGTGCCGTCCCATCGCATTGTCCGCCGCAACGACAATCTGCGCGGCATGGTGCAGGGCGTGCGCATGGACCCTGACGGGTTCCCTGTGTCCTATCTGGCCACGCGAAAGGATCTGCTGAACGGTTACACACAGGAATACGAGGTAGCCGTCCGCGATGCCCTTGGCCGCGCGCGCGTCATCCATGTCTTTGACGGCATGCCGGGGCAGGTCAGGGGCATCTCGCCGCTCACGCCCGCACTGCAGGTGGCGCGCCAGTTTGACCAACTGTCGGATGCCACCCTCACGGCTGCGATCCTGCAGACGGTGTTCGCAGCGTCCATCACCTCGGACGAGCCGACGGAGGAAGTGCTCGCCGGTCTGCTGACGCCGCAGGAGCAAGCACGCCTCTCGGCCAGCGGCGTCTCGCCGTGGGATGCGTACATCCAGGCGCAGTCCGGCTGGTACGACAACGCCACCATCAATCTCGGCATCAACGGCCGCATAGCGCACCTGTTTCCGGGCCAGAAGCTGGAGCTTCACCGGGCGCAGCACCCGCATTCGGACTACCGGGACTTTGCCGCCCATCTGCTTCGCGAGCTTGCCCGCTGCATGGGCCTCACCTACGAGAGCGCCACGGCGGATTACACCAACGCCACCTATTCCAGCGTCCGCATGGCGAGCGGAGAAATATTCCAGATCACGCTCTACCGCCGGGCGCATATCTTGGGACCCTTCTGCACCGCCGTTTACGAGGCCTGGCTCGAGGAGGAGATCGCGCGGGGCGGTATTCCGTTCCCCGGCGGGCTCGATGGGTTCCTGGCCAACCGTTCGGCGGCGTCCCGCGCCATCTGGCGGGGAGCGCCAAAGCCTCAGGCCGACGACCTGAAGATGGCCAAGGCCCATGAGATCTGGTGCCGCCTCGGCGTCATGACCGATGCCGCCATCGCCGAAGACCTCGGCCACGACATCGAGGACGTCTACGCCCAACGCGCCCGGGAGAAGGCGCTCAGAGCCACATACGGCCTGCCTGACCATCAATATCAGGGGATCACCAACCCTTCCGGCGACCAGTCTGAAGACCCCGCCGACGATCCTGCCGCTCAGGATTCTTCCGAGGACACCTCACAGCCATGACCATCATCACCGACTATGCCGATCCGTGCGCAGTCTTGCCGCGGATCCGCGAAGCCTATTATGCGCTGCTCGAGGGCAGGCGGCCGGAATTGATCGAGTTCGACG